GCGTAGGTGATAAAGTTCGAGTAATCAGGGATTGAGTTCGATAGCAGGTTTGGCGTGGGGTCATTCAGGTCGGATGAGGGCAATCCATCATGCCCTTCCCCCTCTGCCACCACTATGTTGAAGGCTCCGAGATAGTGGTTTTGTCTTGGAGGGCAAATGCCTCCACCTTGTTTCAACCCTGTTGACCCCGAAGCCGTACCTTGGTTGGAGGCTCCCGCTAATCCTGCTGCTCCGAAAGGGTAGCCACCGCTGCCGCCAGAGCCTACAGTACGCATAACAATAACATCGTAGCTAAAGAGTGGATCTATGCCAAACCCTAATATGTAAAGAGGTACTGTAATATAGCTACCGTCGCCGCCATAACCACCGCCGTACCCCCCACTGATTTCTAAAGTAGCTTGGTCTTGAATCTCTAGGTCAAGTAGATTTTCAAAGTTAGCTGCGGGGCCACCGTTTTGTCCTTGCAGACCCCCCATAACGCTTTCGCTACCTGATGGACGACCGTAGGAGGGGTCTAAACCAGAGGGTAAAGGCGTTAACCCCATCAACCCGCCCCCGTTGCCGCCTTTACCACCCCTCCCCAGAATCTTGACGTTCCCTTTGACTACTAACTTAGGCTTAACCCCTACAGGTAGAATGTCACTCCAATCGCCCACGGTTAACGCAAAACTGTTTACGTCAGCCGCTGTTACTAATAAGAAGTCACCTGTGATAGCTTGCTGAGTGCCGTCTAGGACGATTGTAACAGTCTGGAATTTATTCTCAGGTGCAATATACTTATTTCTGAAGTAAGTCCGAAGGTCTAAGCCGTCTAATATATCAATTACTATTGACGGTAAAGTTATGTTAACTCCGTCACCAATAATATCAAACTTAGCAGGGTTTACTTCTAAGCCTGAGATATTGAATAGGTTATAGTTGTTTGTCGGCTCCAACGTGGTGGCGCGGAAAGGCTTAGGTTGCCCATAAGGGATACGGCCTCCTGATAATACAAAAACAGGGAACTCGGCAAAGTGAGCGTTATCAAAAACAGAGGCAGCAACAGCCCCTGAGCTTACAGGGTCAATAACCAAAAGGCTTGTCGGTGACGTTAACAGTACATCACACAAAAGCACATCAGAAAGAGTCTGAATACGCATTTGATAAGGGACACTGAGATCGGTAACAGTCCACGGTAACTCATCCCGAAGATAGATATTACGGCCTGAGATTACTTCAGCTCGGCCTGTTTGCCCCCAGTCCATGTAGGGGTCAGCCACATAGAAAATCTCAAGAGGGTCTAAGGCAACCCCTAATCTTGTCGTTGTAAAGTTAATGAGTGTATTTTCGGTACTCGCTGTCAAAGCCCTTGCTCGACCACGGCGAATAGCCTCGCTTTCAGTGATACAGCCAACAGCTACGAAGTCTAACGGTATTACTCCGTTTACGAGTTGACCGTTATCGTCACCGTCGTAAGTGACCTTTATTCGAGACTCTTCCCAGCCTCTCTCAGGGTTTACATAACTGACCGTTAACTCATTGTACTGTGTGGCCACGTCGGTAAAGCTATAAGCAAAGCCCTCAGCGTTGATTGTCTCGGGTGTGAAGATAATTTTAGGCTCTACCCATTTGTCCACCTTGAGCCGTACAGTGCCTTCACCATCGTCGTAAAGAATACCATCAAAAGCTCCTGCGATATTTTGCAGGTATTCCCAAGCGTTTTGATTTTCGGCAATCGTGATGTTCATAGTATAGCGACGTTCTGGACTGCCGTTCTTGCCGACCACTTGTGAGTCACACCATACGCCAGCCTCATAAAAATCCTGACGGTTTAGGTTTAGATCGCTAACGTATTTACGGTAGCCATAACGCTCATTATTAAGTAGATCATAGAGAACCCAAGCAGGGTTACTGTGGTACTTATTTTCGAGTGCGCCTGTCCAATTTACATTATCGTGGGGGTTATTAGCCTCAGTATTATACCCTACAGGTACAGGTGTCATTAACCCTTTATAGATACCGTAGAAGTCAGGCAAGCTGCTAAATTGGTCAGAGGCTGTGCCAAGGACATGGATAACGGCTGTGTTGGGGAAATCCATCCTTGCATCTCCAATCATCTGAAAACTATCAAAGATAATTTCAGCGATCTCTTTCGTCGCTTCCACTTCCCCCATCCACATAGTCAGGGCTATTTTTAGTGACTCGGATCATCCAATCCTCATCCTCTAAAATCTGCCCTAACTCTGTTTGCGTTAAACGGAAGTCGATAATAAACCCTGATCCCGTTTTACCGTTTAGTTGATATTCGTTAGCTCCGTCTCGTGCGCTGGAGACAACAGCTAAGGACTTACTGACTGGTAGCTCGCTGAAAGTACGCGGAGTGGTTAAGATAGCCCAAGTAGAGGCTGGGTTACTGGTCTTATATTCGATACGAAACTTGGCTGTGTTGGGGAAAGTCCCGTTAGGGTCTTCGATACCGAGCTGGGCGATGTTAATCCGAATTTCCAGTTCTCGGATACGTCCACGCATATTTCTTGGGGTGTAGCGAATAACTGGAGTGGAGTAAAGAACCTGTGTTCCTACCTCGACAGAAGCGGAAGTTCCTCCTTTCTGAAAGACTACATCGTGGGCTATTCCTTCGGGAAAACCATTGTGGTAGTTCACACCTTGTCCTGTATCGTTTAGAGCATTAGGGTTAATAATTAGGTTCGCAAAATTCTTAATAGTTGACGCGCCTTCTACTCGTTCAAGAGGAACACCCCCCACAAAGAAACTTTTAGCCCCGTTCTCTAAACCCTGAATAGGTCCTTCCCCTACCCCTAGTAAGAGTTCGATACTGTCTTCCGAGAACAGGTTATCGTTTGTGTAGGTAGGGCTTTTAGGCTTCTTTCCACCTGCTCCACGAAGTCTCAATAGTTTTGGGGTCATGGGTTGGCTCGCGCTGGGTTATAGTCTTTCGCGTCTAAGTCGAAGGATAGGAAGTGAAGGTAAACTTTCTGTAGGCCATAAATTAGGGGGATAGGTGTTCCCTCTTTAATAGTGTTGGCATTACCGTTAATAAAGCGACTCTTCTTATCGCCTGAGGTCGGGTCAGCTTTCGGGGCTTTGTTTAGAAGCGCGATAGCTCCACCTAACGCAAGCTGGAAACCGAAGGTGGCAATTGTCCCTTTAGCTATTCCACCAAAAGCAGTGCCTATAGCTCCTGACAAATACGGCGCAGTGACAATCAACAGAACACCTAAACCGATCTGAAGCCAACTGCCTTTCTCGCTGCCCCCGCCTGCGCCAAAATACTTGGGAGTGATGTCTAAAACTCCACTTTCGCGCATTTCATCTAAATCCGCCGCACAGTGAATACCGCTGACTTGGACAATTTGTCGAACGTCTTGAGGTAGGTGGCTCTGGAAAATCGACAAAGCCTCACGCGGAGTATTAGCGGTGATGTCTAAACTCAATGACCCTAAAGTAACCTTATACACGACTGCCCTCCTTTCTTAATAACGAACCGTCAGTGTCCACGAAATAGTAAGCGATTTCACGGATGCCGACAATGATATGTAGTAGGTGAGGCAGACTATTAAATAAGTGGAAGTCTTCAATCGACAAGTTAGGGCAGCCCGAGGGGTGTGTGTGCCATAGGGCTACAGCCTCAGGCGGGATTTCTGCAAGCTCAAACCCGTTCTTCTTGTCTTCGTGAATGTTGGGTAACTCAAAAACATTGTTGTTAAGGTCAACATAGCCGCAGCGTTCTTGGTGGCTGTTCCAGAAGGGCAGTAATTTAGAGTCCATAACCCATTCTCTCTTTTAAGTGCGGTGGTAACAGGTCAAGCAGGTTAACTTCTTTAGTTGCCTTACAGTTGGCTTCACGAATATCGGGGTGACGCACTACAAATACAGTCCTTGCAAACCACCGTGGATCAAGGTAACTCACCTCAGAAAGTTTGCCGTATAAATGATGTAGGAAGTAACCTTTGCCCAAGTAAACACCCACATGGTTAATGGCCTTGCCTCCAGCGATTCTAAGCAGGATGCCGTCGCCTTTTTCCAAGCTATGTTGACTGAAGGTAGGTAATGTTTCAAATCCTTCTTTACGAAAGTTGTCAGCAATTAGGTCTAAACCTTCATGGTCAAAGCCAATTGGCCGCGCATAGTTCCTGAGCTGGATACCATACTCTTTCAAGTAGTATTGGCGAACCAAGCCGTAACAGTCTTGGCACCGTCAGTGTAGGGCAGGTTGATGAGTTCGTTGACTTGCATGGCTTAACTCATAGTTGTAGAAGGAAAATCTGGTGGCAAGTATTGCCTAGCAGGTAAAGTGTAGCGAACACCATCCAAGATACTTCTCAACTCAAAGGTGATACTGTCTTTGGTCAAAGTCGCCACTCGGCTTATCTGCCATTTGTTTCTAATATAAACTCGGACATCATTTACCAAGTCGTCTCTGAAAACCATGTAGCGGGTCACAGTGGCTTTCTTTAGCTGATCTTTGGCGACGAAACTTGAAAAGATAGCGTTTGGGTTTGCTATCTGAAGCTTAGGCCGAGATTGCTCACCTGTTGACTGCACGTTGTACCCACTAAAGGTTAAGGGGTAATTTTCCCAAACTTGATCCCGCCATGTAACCGTAGGGTGAGCAGTACACCAAATATAAACATCTTGTTGAATCTTAATCTCAAACAACTCGACATACGGGTTCGGGTTAAGTTTTCTTGCTTCGGCGAGATGTTCTGTAGGGTTAGTAGTAACGGGAAGCATCAGTGACTACCTCAATTAAGTTTAGCTGTAAGTCGCCAGTCCAGTTACTGTTTTGCAGACCTGCGGGGACTTTTAACGGTTGGTCAAATCTTACCTTAGTCATACCAAAAACAGGATGGTTATAGTCAAAAGGTTTGTCTAGTTTGTGTAAGTTGTAAAACATTTCAAGCCGAGCCATATTTAGTTGGGCATCTTCGTCGGTGCGAAGATTCAACCCGTCTTGGATATACCTGAACCCCTTAAAGTACAGCGTGAACTTTCTCTGTTCAGGCTTATTGCCTGCCACGGTGTAGGCGTAGTTGCCGCCTAATGGCACAGCTAAACCTTCAGGCTTGTACTCGGTACTGACCAAGTGGTAGGGGAAATCAAAGAGTAGGTCAGTGTATTGAGGTGTGAAATTAACGAGCGGTCTAGGGTTTGAAGTCTCAACCAACTGTAGTTCTAAAGCTTCAACACAAGCTTGGCCACCTGCTACACCCTTAGGTACTTTCAATGCCTCTTTGAATCTCACCTTCACGACACCATAAACAGGGTGCGTAAACAGAAACGGTTTGTGTAGTTTGTGTACATTATACATCCACTCTACCCAAGCCATGTTCGTGTCCTTATTGGTGGTGATGTCGATCGCGCCAAAAGAGTTGAAGTAGTATCTCAGGACAGGGATTTTGAGTATGAAAGTTCGGACGCTTGGGACTCTTGTGGAGAGCGCGAAAGAATAGCTATCACTGAAGGAAGTGTTGGCCGCAAACTCCTGATACTCCGTCTCAACCGTAAACAGAGACAGGTCAAGATTTTGTAGGTAGTTTAACCTGACATGAGACTTCGCTAGTGAGCTAA